CCAGCTTTAGCTAATAAAATACATATACAAAAAGCAGTCGCTGGAGGCGGCGGTGGAGGTGGTGGTTTAGACTACGATCAAGCTGGCTTTGAAGATGGTGGTGGTGGAGGTGCATCTGGTGCATTTATATCAGATATGGTTTTCACTGTTACAGGTGGCGAAATATTGAGTTTTGAGATAGGCGCTGGAGGTACAGGCGGTAATGGTGTAGGAGAACCACCAACTAATACACAAGGTACAACAGGTGGTGCTACAACTTTATCTGGTGCAACGACAGGCCCTATATTTACTTTAAATGGTGGATCTGGTGCCGTATCTACGGGTGGTAGAGTATCAGCTCCTGCCTCAGTTGCAGGTGTTGGCGGCACAAGAACAGGTTTTGCAACGCCAGTTTCTACTGGAACAACCACTGACGGTCTAGATATTACCACTTTTACAAGTGGCCCTCGTGGTGCGTTTAACCAGCAAGGTGATGGAACAAACGGAACAAACGGTGTACGATACAGTGGCGATAATGCCAATGGTGCAGGATCTGCAGGAGGTGCATCTTTTGTTAATTTAGCAGGAACTGCTGGCGCAGGAGGTGATGCAGGTAACGGTGGCGCTCCTGAGTCTGGACAGTTTGGTAAAGCTGGCTCCCAAGGTGGAGGCGGTGGAGGCGGAGGCACTGAGCAAGGCGCTCCTGGTGGTTCAGGTGGCGATGGTACAGTTGCATTTAGATTTTTGAGAATATAATGCCTTTAACAAAATTAAACTTTGCACCAGGAATAGATAAACAAAACACAGAATATGGTGCTGAAGGACGTTGGATAGACTCTGACAATGTAAGATTTCATTATGGTTTGCCACAAAAAGTGGGTGGTTGGCAAAAACTTATTGATGACACACTTATAGGTGTTGCAAGAGATATTCATGCATGGACATCTTTAGATGGTGTAAGGTACACGGCTCTCGGAACAGATAGAAAATTTTATATATATACAGAGGGAACCATTGCTGATGTCACTCCTATAAGAAAAACAACAAGCAGTATATCCAACCCGTTTACAACAAACGGAACTAATAACGTTACTGTTACAGACAATGGCCATCAGGCTACACTTGGTGATTTTGTAACCTTTGATTCTTTTAGTGCTATTGACGGTTTAGACATGAATGCTGAATTTGAAATAACATCAATAACAGATTCAAATAATTACGTCGTAACACAAACCAGTAATGCTTCTGGATCAACATCTGGGGGTGGTGGCACTGGTAATATTAATTATCAAATAAGCATAGGACCAGATGCTTCTGTGTATGGTTATGGTTGGGGTATAGGCACTTGGAACACGGGCACTTGGAATACACCAAGATCTACTTCAACAGTTACACTAGACGGTAGAAACTGGAGCTTTGATAATTTTGGTGAAGATTTGATAGCTACAGTGCATAAAGGTGGTACTTTTAGGTGGGATACTTCATCTGGATTAAGTACAAGGGCAACTATCATATCACAAGCTCCTACAACTTCTAGATTTAATCTTGTGTCAATGCCTGATAGACACGTATTTTTATTTGGTACAGAAACTACAATTGGAGACAGCTCTACAAGAGATGATTTATTTTTACGATTCTCATCACAAGAGGATTTTACAACATGGACACCAACGGCAACTAATACATCTGGTTCTTTTAGAATACAGGATGGCTCTAAAATAGTAGCTGCAGTTAGATCTAGAAACGCCGTGTTGGTGTGGACAGACAATTCTTTACATGCTTTGCAGTTTGTAGGCGCTCCCTTCACATTTTCATTAGTAGAGCTTGGCGCCAATTGTGGTGCCGTTGGTGTGCACTCAGCCGTTGACATTAATGGTGTTGCTTATTGGATGTCTCAAAATTCATTTTACTTATATGATGGTACAGTCAAAAAATTACCATGCAGTGTGCAAGACTATGTATTTGAAGATTTTAGTATTGCTAATTATCCTGAAACATATGCGGGCATTAATTCTGAATTTAATGAAATAACCTGGTTTTATCCTTCTGCAGCATCAACGCAAATAGATAGAGCAGTTACATATAATTATTTAGAAAGATCGTGGCACACATCTAATTTAGATAGAACTTCTTGGTCGGATTATGGTGTGTATCAACAACCTTATGCAACAAAATACTTTCCTAATAATACTGCTACAACGCCAACTGTCATAGGCTTGACTGCTGGAGCAACAACTTTTTATGAACATGAGGTAGGATTTGATGATGATGGCACTGCTATGACAGCATTTATTACATCTGGTGATTTTGACATACAAGATGGTCAACAAATGCTTTCTATAAGCAGAGGGATCCCAGATTTTAAGGATCAAGTTGGAGATGCAACTATTAAATTAGGTTTAAAATCATTTCCTTCACAAACTTCAACTGATATATCAAGAACAATAACAACAAATACTACTAAATTTGATCTACGTGGTAGAGGTAGACAGGCGAATGTAGATATACGAAGCACCGATGTAGGTGCTAATTGGCGTTATGGTACGCTTAGACTAGATGTAAAACCAGATGGTGGACGATGATTGAAGGACCTTTGTATCAAAATCCTTTGGCTGGAGGTGCATTGTTAGGGCCTCAAGAAAATCAATTACAAGGCGATGCTTTAGTAGAACAAATGCAAATGAGAATGAATCAAAGAGATCAAAAAACACCTGCCTTTTTAGCATTTTTTAGAGATGTAATGAACACTAAAGGATATCCAAATAAAACAATGCAAGACTATGAAAGTCAATTTCCCAACCCTCTTACAGAAAGAATTGTCACTCAAGAAGATGGTATGAATTTATCTGGTTCTAACGTACCTTTAAGTATGTTTAATGTAACACCTCCTAGTGTGCCCGTATCTGAACAAACACCTATGTCAGGTTTATTAAATCCAACAAACCCAACGTTTGGTGCACAGCAAGCAACACCAAGCACGCCTAATACTGAATCCTTTTCTCAAATTTTACCAGACATACCAAAAAAATTTGCTTCTCCTGGTTTACCACCTAGCAATAATTTTGTAGATGACATGAGAGATAAAACACTTCCACAAATTTCAGATCCTGCAGGATTACGAAATGCTATTCGCACTGTAAATCCTATTGTTTCAGGACCAGAGGAATATGCAATAGCTTCAACTCAAACTGTAAATCCTTTTCAAGAACAATTTACAGGTTTTCAAAATCAATTGACTAGTTTTGGCGATCAATTTTCTACTTTAGGAGATAGGTTAACAAAGTTAGAAGAAGGTATTGCAAGTTTATTAAATAGAAATATGAGTTCTAATTTTAATAGTATGCAGCCTGCATTTGGTCATTCAAGATATGGTTATTCACCTTTTTCTATGGTAGGATTAGGTTCACTTTTTGGAGGTTATTATGGCTAAAATAGCAACAACTAGACTACCTGACTCAACACCAGAATACGAACCATCACAATTTGATGCGCTTATTCGTGTGTTAGAGCAGATAACACAGCAATTGAATTTTGGATTTCAACAAGATATAAAAGATGAATCCACAGCAAGGAGTTTTTTCCTTGGCGGATAGTTTTAAAAGTTTTTCTAAGACCGCAACAGGGTCAAACACAGCTGTTTACACAGTTCCCACAGCTAATTCAGGTGCAGTTCCGCCTGTTTTACCTACGACAGCTATTGTAAAAAGCATTAGATTATCTAATCAAACGGGTGGTGCAGTAACAACAACGGTAGCTGTATTAGATTATGATGCTAGCTCACCATTAGAAATAGAATTATACAAAGATAGCTTAGCAGATGGTGCAGAGTCAGAGGTTCTTACACATCCTGTTGTTTTAGAGCAACAAGATGCTATTAAAATACTTGGAAATGGTGTAAAAATATTAGTAAGTTTAATGGAGATTACGTAATGTCAGATGAAAATATAGGTAAAAAAGTACAAGACGCTGAACAAATCGGCACAGAAAAAGTGGGTGATAAAGAAATACCTATCTTAAAACCTGAAGTTTACGTAAAAATTTATTGTAATAATTGTGGAAATGAAGTTGATGATGAAGAAAAAGCCACTGGCATATGTAACGACTGTGGTAAACTTTGGTCTGAAACAAAAGCCAAAGACGTTACCATCAGAGTCGTTAAAATGCCTGAAGTATTTGGTGACGGCGGAGAACTTTAGCGGTTTTCACAATCACAGTCTTCACAACGATGTTGATCTGAATCTTTGATATGTCTTTCAACGTCCCTTTCCATAGCTAATAATCGTTCGTGATATTTGCTCACCTTATCTGCAAGGTAGGCAATGGCTTTATTTATATCTTCATTTTCCATATTTTCTCCTATTGATTGTTAATTTTGGTGAGAACCTAATGTAAACATATTTTTACATAGATCAACAGAACTTTTTAAAATTGTTTTCTTGACAACTACGTTGACTCTGAATAAGCGACGTGCAAATACTCTATCTTTGTTACCCAACCACGTGGTATTGCAATTGAACCACCACCGTGATTATCATCTTTATCAGTGCACCATGAGCGCATAATGACTATTTTTTCTTTATTATTAACAACCATGTAGCCTACTTCTTGACACACGGCTAAAGGTGCATTGATTATGTCTTTTATGGGTAACCATCCAGTTTCCGTGTCCCGTGCATCGTGCCACGTGATACGAACCATAGGTGCTTTTGAGATATCGAAGCTCATTTCTAGTTGCACAATACTAGAAATTTGCCTATAATTGAATGCTAAATTAGGTTTATTTCATTCAAGATTGACCACCTTGCTTTTCAAC